TGTTCTGTCTGCTATGTTTACTCCTACCGCCTGCATCTGCCCTTCCATTATTGGTTGGGAAGCTGGCTTCATTTCTTTTTCTTCTTGCAGCACTATTTCTGCAATGCCAGTTCCATAGACGGCGGCGTTTATCAGACACTCTGCAACGCCCTTCCTAGCTTTATTCTGTTTGAAGTCTTTATTTAACTGCTCTCTCAAATAAACAACGTCTTGAGGTTCACCATCTCTCAAATCGTCCTTAATGTCAAAGAACCTACCCCGTCCAAAAGTAGCTTCCTCAATCTCAGCTACGGCAGATTCTACGGCTTGTTGGAGAGCAGGGGATACAATCTGGCTTCTTTCAGAGTCACGAGTTCTATCTTCTGCGGAAAATTGGCCTCTCCACAGACGATTGTATTCTTCAAAACGCTTTTCGTAGTTATTATCAAAGTGGTCACGCCATGAGTCACACTTCTCTATGACCCAATCTTCAACGCTTTGTAGAATTGTAAACTCTTCTTTATCAAGCATATTAGTAACCAGCTACCATATCTACGGCTTCAAAATGGTCTTCTTCAAAATCATACGAATATGTGACGTTAGCCAACTGGTCTATATAGGCTAAAGCGTCAATCATATCGTCATGTGTCAGAGCGTCAGGGAATTGAAATAGCTCGTCCAAGAATTGAATGTTCCATTCCCCTTTGTTAAGGTTAATAAGACCATTCTCAAATCTTCCCTGTAACGCCCACATGACCCTATCAGTTTTCTTCTTGTTTCCATGGGTTAATTCTTCAACCCTAAAGAAACGCGAATACTTCTTCATAAGGTCAGATAAGGGAGACATTACAGCTTGACGCGCAATACCTTTCTCTATTCCCACAGAGATAGGCTGATAGTCCCTAACGGCCTGAAAAATCTTTTGAGCAGTCTGGTCTAAAGACCACCTGCCCGTAATTATATCCTTAACCCACCACCCTTGGCTACCCACCTTTACTACAGCTATAGCGGTGTTGTCAAGATTTTTGGTTTTGTTCTTTTTGCCAACTTCTTCAAAGCCAGCCAAGTCAATAGCTATATAGTAATCCCCATCAGGTTCTTCTTCAGAAAACTTGACCCAAGATTCTTTAAACATCTCAGAACCCCTAGCCTCAAAGGATGCCATGAACTCCTGTCTAAAGGCGTAGGAAGACATGGAGATTTTAGCTTGGTCAATCTCCGATTTGTCTAAAATGTTATTGTCGTAACTTGTGTAATGCCATGCTTTGAAATTGGGGTCGCTACCTAACTCAGCTTGTTTGTAGAGGTCATAGAAATGATTTCTACCCATTGGTGTCCCAATGAACAAAGCACTAGCTTTCAAGTCTGACAGGGCTGGGCGTAAAATCAACTCCCAAACATCAGGCTTCATGTCAGCGTATTCGTCCAATACTAGGTAGGCTAAAGAAACACCCCGCATAGTTTCTGGTCTGTCAGCACCCTTTAATGAAATAGTAATGCCGTTAATTAGCTTAATCTGTAAGTTATTAACGTGGGAGCCTTCAACCATATCCCCGCCTAGTTCTAGGAGGAGATTCCACATAATATCTCTAGCCTGCCCTTGAGTAGGGGCTACATAGAAGACGTGGCCTTTGTCAGCTTGTAATGCGTTGACTAGAAGCAAATAAGCCGCAAGACGGGATTTCCCTGTCCTACGGCCTGCTGCGACTACCTTGAAGCGGGTTGGGTCGTTCCAAACTTCCTGCTGCCAAGTTAATAGGTTAATGTCTAAGTTCATTTACGCCTTGCTTTTACCTTCTTCCACAAATCAGCGTCAGCCTTTCTAGCACCACCAGACCCAGAAGCAAATGACCTAGCCCTTGCTATACCCCATGATGTCGGGGTTTGACCTGGGCGGGAGCCAGAAGAAAAATAAGCACCCTGACCACGTTTAACAACCTGTCTCAATATGCCTACGGGTACATTGTACTTCTCAGACATATTCTTCAAGGTAGTGGCTGTACTACTTTTTCCTTTTTTTGCTGGCTTTTTTGCTGGCACTTTTAGACCTCTTTTTAACAATAGCGTCCATTTCAGCTTTAGTTAGAGTTCCCTTAGCGTATTTACGCGCCGTAGACTTTATCTCGTCTTCCGTAGCCTTTTTGTTTTTTGAGCCACGAACGTACTTAACGGGTGTACCCCGTTTAGTTTTAGGAACCTTTGCGAACTTTCTAGCCATTATCTTTTAACTGGCTTTTTCTTTTTCTTTTTTTTCTTCATACCACCGTAACCATAACCAGGCATATCAGTCTCCTATTTCCAGTTTGAACGTGCTTTATCTTGAGCTTTCTTACTTAGCTCACCGTAGTGAAACAGCCTAACACTAGATTTCGTATGTGTCTTGCCCGAATGCAAATCACCGTTAGGCATTTTATGTGTCCCACCCTTATGGAGGGTTCCGTCTTTTCTATAGTGATTAACGCCCTTCATCTGGATATTCTCCATGTTGAATCATGTAAGTAACGTCTAACGCCCTCTGACCCACCTGAGAGGCCCATAGAGAGTCTAAAAACTCAACTGCGGCCTCTGGGTAGTTCTTTGCTTCCATCTCTCTCAGAGCCTCTCTGAAGCCCCTGAGACGTGGTAGTCCGATATTGAAGCAAATGTTAATCATTGCATCCTTACGGACTCTATCTAAGTCGTTAAAGAATCTGAATGAATTACTTAGTTCTTCTTCGGTTCTACGGATGTCATTAGTTAATAGGGTGTAGATTTCAGCATCGGATAGTCCTAATCCACCATCCTCGTCTATATTTCTTCCTATTCCTATAGTCCACTTACCAGCGGGGCATTTGTAAGCGAATCTTTTAACCCCTTCATGTTTGGCTAGTTGGTCAGCTAGTTTATTCAATTACTTCACCCTCAATGTCCTGAACGCCAGTATCTATGCGGTCTATAGAGGATACGTTAATCTGAATGACTGGCTTTTCACTCCCCTTTGTTTTATCATAATGACTTAGAGGAGCCATCCTATCCATAATAAGTTTCCAGGCTGCGGCTTGATTCTTATGCTCTGGGTCTTCGGCAGCTTGGACGATAGCGTCTATAACTCCTTCAATCCTATTAGCGGATAGGAGGCGTTCTTCAAGTTTTTTAATAGCCGTCCTCATACCCTTCGGCCGTCCCTTGGCTTTTTTGGATTCGTCCTCCCACTGCTGACGAGTCATTAACCTATCAGGCTTACGAGGTCTCCCTCTTTTCCTTTTAGGCTCATCAGGGGTAATCATACCGCTATCTTGCGCTTCATCAGGTGTAGTGATGCCGCTTGGTGCATTAATATCATTCATGCTTAAAGTACATAGTAATCTCAAAGCCTAAACGAATAGTTTGATAGGTAGGTTTAGTCCAACGCTTCGCTTGATTTGTCATATCATATCTCCTGAGTTATTTAAATGGCGGTCACTTAACCTTCCCTTGAAAAGGAGTTCATTCCTATCCTTTCTCTTTTATCATATTTATATTCTAAGTTTTTATTAACGTAATGAAGCATGAATTGGGCATTTTTAGCACCTTTAGCCAATTCGTTCCTCCAGTGCATTACTTCACACCCTTTATAAACTACAGCATCTCCAGGCTCTAAAAGGTATTTAGAGGGGCCTTCATCTTTATACTGCATCCAGATAGGCCACTGCTCTCCAGTATAGGATACGTTAACAGTTACGCTTATTTCACAAGAAGGTCTGTCTACATGGCGAGATAAACATTCTCCTTCTTGGTAGATTCGTGAAAAGGAATAAGTTGGTTCTAGGTCTAATCCTGTGATTTTTGCTATAATTGGTCTGTACTTAACAAGGATTACTTCAATAAAAGGGTCTGCGTAAAATTCAAATTTGCTGGTTTTATTTGAATCTTTTGGCATCCACTCCCCATAATTAACCTTGTTAATAAAATAATTGTTTATGGTGTTAATAGAGTGTTCGTCTATTAATCCTTCAATCTTTTGATAGTGTTTAAAATCACTCATTTAAATGGAGGACCTGAAATCCAGGCTACTAAGGATTGTCTATTTCCTTTAGTTACTGGGGTTACTTGGTGGAGAGTCCAAGAAGGAAAAACACAAATCCTTCCTCTTTTCTTTTCAATAGTCGTAGGGTCTTTACTATTTAAGATTTGAAGTTCTCCTCCCTCATAATCATTAGGGTGGGATAATTGAAGAACTAAAGATAGCTTCCTAGATACGCCCTGTTGGAGCATATCTTTATGCCAAGAGTACATTCCCTTTCTACCCTCGTGGTAATTAGCAAGCTGTATCTTCTCTCCAAAGCCAGTTATATCATAATTATAGCTATCAGCATTTATCCTGCCGACAACTTCACTTAATTTTCTATAAAGCCACCTAGTAGCGTCTGATTCAGTTAACCAAGATACCTCAGAGCGCCTTACGCTTAAGTTTTCTTTACTTTCGTTAATATCACCAACAACAGCATTAGACGTAGAACCTCTAGCTATATTCTGCAACCAATCTAATTCTTCGTTAGTAAAATAATCATCCCACAGCATATACGGCGGGATGTTTCTACAATGGGGAGTAATTACATACATTGGTCAATTCTACTAATTATTAATAAAAAATACCAAATATTGTAAAGCGTTGATATTTGGGTAGTTTGGTAACGTTTTGAAAATTGGTCTTTTGCAAGATTGGGGGGCTACTATAATAATTACAGCGCCGCCGACCCCCTCCCCCCACTTATCCACAGCCCCACCGACTTATCCACAGCTTATCCACAGGTTATCCACAGGTTATCCACAGTGTTGATAACTGCTTGGGGATAGTTTTATGGTGAATTGGTCATGGCCAGAATGCCATAGTGTGTGGGATTGAATAGCACCCTATAAGCAACTCATAAGGAAATGGCAGAGTTCCAAACTACTGTATAAAAGAACAGTATTGAGGTGCTTGACGACCTCATAGGATAGAGGATATTATCTCCTCACACTAACCAATAAAGAGGGTTAAACAATGACAGACACAACATACAACGGACACAAGAACTGGCAATGGTGGAACGTCTCATTATGGATAAACAATGAGGAATCAATGTATCTCCCATTCCATGAGGCAGCAGAGCAGGCAGCTTACATGAAGATAACAAGACAGCAGGCACTAAACCTAGTAATGAATTGCTTGCCTGACGCAACACCAGACGGCGCAGAGATTACGCCAGAGATTGTCAAACACTATCTCAATGACGAGATTGACGAGTGCATCAGGTACAGCTAAAGCCTGATTGTTAAAGAGCAGATGGGGGTACTACAAAGCGGCAAACCCACAACAAGAAACCCGCTTTACCCCCTGTACTATCGGAACCAAAGTAACAAAGTACAAAGGAGAATATACCATGAATTACAAGCTAAAACAAAAGGTTAGAGCCAATTTGAGGTTCATTTGGGAGATGACATTCAGCACATTACTGATGGCTTTCCTGATTGCATTAGTAACAGCAGACTTTTTCAACTTGGTATAGGAGGTGAGCATGAACTTAAAACAACTGAGAAAATTTGCAAAGGAACTTGGCCTGACCATTGATGCTGTACGAGATGACGTGGGATGGGGTTACTGGATAGATGGCACTGGATGGGAGGATGAGACGTTCTGCGCCAGCCATGAGGAGATAGAGTGGAAGCTAGAATTGTTCCAGAAGGATGCTTGTGGAACTAATTGAGCAAAAAAAAGCCCCCGTAATGGGGGCAAATCAACAAGGGAGTTGTCTCGCAATAAAGAATCATGATAAGTTTGATTCAAATGAGTCGGTGGGACTAGCAATCCCTGAGCAGCCGACGAGACTTGCGGTAAAATCAGCGCGACCGACTCGCTGACTATCCTACCAAGACTCTCCTGCCTCAGCAAGACTCATGCGGTGTTAATTGCGGCATGACCTACTCAATGCCCAGTCTCAGGACGTTAAACAAAAAATCCAAGCTCTGACTCACCCTTGTCAACTTGGCCCATGAAGTACCCTTCGGGGTAGGTGATTCGCTCAAAGGATTGAGTGGCCGTAAGGCGGGGGAACATTTAGTACCAGTGCTATGCACTCTGTTAAGCAGGCGTGAACTGTAGGAAGGTTCATGGGGGAAAAAGGGGAAGGTGTGTCTGAAATAAATAGGAGGATGTATGGAAGATAAACAAAGACTATGGGATGAGTTGTTAATAGAAGGGTGGCACAAGTTCTGGAGTGTGAAAGGATTGCATCTTCAGTTCTTTATAAGGGCGCAGGGTTTGCCCAATGACAAGACCGTAAAAGCAAGTTCGGATGAGACTGGAAACTTTGTTTTGCAGTTTGATTTGAAGAGAAGCTACAAATGCGACAAAGGTGAGAAGGAGATGCTTTGGATGACGCAAGAAGTCAGAGCCTTGATTGCTTCACGCAGCCCAAGGTTAAGTAATTGCCTATACTCTGGCAAGCATACAGACGAGGCGATACTGGAGGCGATTGATAGATTCCCTTGGAATTATAAAGGTAGTGCAAACTCAAAATTTCTCAGAGCCAGAAAAGAAGAATGGTCAAAGCATGACAAAGAGATGGGAGCAACGCGAACAATTAAAGCAAGAACTCACACAGGCGAAGGAGCAAAGTCAGACTGGAGCAAAGTCAAATGAAACGAAAAGCATATTCACAGACTTTTGAAACATTCTGGAAGTCATTGGAGAACTACTTTCCTAAAGGTTCTAAGGTTGAAGCCTACAGGGAGTTCCAGAAACTTGAATGTAATCAAGAGGATGCGGAGTTTATAGCCAGTAGATACAATGAAGCAGTGAACGCAAAGAAAGAAGTAATAGAGCGGGGTGGATGGTCTGCTCCGTTGAAGCACGTTTGCAGATACCTAAAAGGGGAGGAGTTTGATTGTGAAATCAGCGAGCGAATTGATACAGGCAGGACAAAGGACGAAGAAAGAAGAAGACAGTACGCTGAGTTTTTCGGTGGAGCAGAAGCAGACTTGGGCCAAAGCCTGGGCCATGCTGGAGGCGAGCAGACTGGTGAGCGAACCAGTAACGTCCACTACCTCAACATACTGGATGAGCCAACTGATTGAATATCACCCTGACAGGCTCCTGAGAGGCGTTGTATGGCTCACAAATAATCATAAGGGCTTTTTAACTCTTGGCCACTTGAGAGAGGCTGTAGCGGCTCAGAGAGGCGACTGGGGGGCATATAAGGAGTTTGAGACACTCCCATCCAAACCGTCCGATAAAGAAACCGCACAAAAACATCTAAAAGAAATCAAAAAATTACTTGGTATGTAGTTGTCAACAACCTCAAAAGAGGTATAGAATGACCACTCAACAACGGAGGAACCCGCAATGTCAGAGCTAGAAAGATACATAAAAGAAAATATAAACCAGTATCCACTAAGTCCTATCGGATACCCCAAGCTAAACAATTATGACCCTCAAGATGAGATTGAGATTATGTCTAGGGAGGACGATAACCTCCTAGATGAAGTCTTAACTCATCATGTTGATGACATTGGAAAGCTGCAAATTGACATAGCAAAGGCTATGTACGGTGATTGGCAGGCCAATATCAGGGTATTGGGGGTCTTAAAGAAAGGATTTAAGTCCTATTTTGATTACCAGATGGATGACTTGGGATGCGAGGAGACGCTTCAGAAATGGCAGGATGAGTACGCTGATGAGTATGCACGCAGTGCCGCCATAGATGCTCAGATTGAAGAACGGATGATGGGGGAGCTATGAGTAATCACGAGACTGAGGCGCATAAAGAGAGACTTTACGATGATTTCTGTGAGGCGTTCTCTGAATTAGAGAATGATATGTTGGATTACCTGGAGAGTAAGGGCGAGCTAGACATGAGGTTAGTGGGTGCTGTGTTAAGTAAGCACCTTGTCGCCATGCTCAAGTATATGGGTGAGGACAAAGAGATGATGCTTGAGTTGATGAGTGAAACTTGGGACTCAGTTATTGAGGTGGAGGAGGTACACTAATGCCAGTAAAGATACATGGTAAAGAATACACGACAGTCGTAGAAAGGATTAACGACTTTAGGAATGATGAGAGGTTTGAAGGGTGGTCAATTGAGACCGACATAATATCTACTGATATTGAGAACTGCGTCATCAAGGCGACTATCAAGGACTCAACTGGGAAGATAGTTGGTACTGGACTCGCACATGAAGTTCAGGGGTCAACTAATATCAATAAGACTTCTCACGTTGAGAACTGTGAAACATCAGCGATTGGTAGGGCGTTAGCGAACATTGGTAAGGCGGGGACAGAGTACGCATCAGCCAATGAAGTATCTGACGCTATCATTAACCAGAAGGTAGAAGAGGCCACAGAGAAGCTCAGAGGGCTTGTGTCTGCGGTTCTTTCTAGTCACTCCAGTATCGTAGCAATCAAGGAGGGTATCGCCTTAGATAACCTCTCTGAGGCTGCGGAGGAGTGGTTTACTTTAGAGGATGAGATTAAAGCATCCCTATGGATAGCTCCGTCAAAGGGTGGAGTTTTTACAACGCGTGAGAGGGAGGTGATTAAGTCTTCCGAATTTCGCATAGCACATTTTGGAGGCTCAGATGAGTGATTACGAAAACAAAGGCGTTTTATTTAAGAATGATAGAAAGGAAAAGGAAAACCAACCTGACTACACTGGGAAGATTACCCTGGGTGGGAAGGAGAAACGATTGGCTGCTTGGTTGAAGGATGGACAGAGGGGTAAGTTCATGTCCCTTCAGGTCAGTGACTTCCAAGAGCAGGCACAATCTGCTCCGCAGGCTCAACCAGTGTTGAATGATGACTTCTCTGATGACATTCCATTCTAAGATGCACTACGGACATTTCATAAAACGTCTGCATGAAGAGTCTAAGCGGAGTAAGAATAGCGTAGCTAAGGCCATCAATATGGACAGGTCTAACTACTATAAACTTTTAGAACGGGAGGATATGAAAATATCTACCTTTCATAAAATCTGTTTGGAACTGAATGTAAATTTAGGAGACTTAGATGGGACAGTTTTGGATTTGTAACTCGTCCCACACTAGGGAAACTTTCCTCCGTCAGGCTAAGGAACTGATGGAGGAGAGACCCTACGTTGTCTGGGAGGTGGACTTTGGTAAACCCAGAACGGGCAAACAGAACAACGCGCTCCATGTCTTCTGTAGGTTAGTTGCAGAAGAGTTAAATAAGAATGGATTTAGCGTTGAGTCTTTTTTTAAAGAAGGGGTGGAGATTCCTTTCTCGCCAGAGATAGTAAAGGAACATATTTGGAAGCCGATACAGAAAGCAATAACTGACAAGGACTCTACCGCAGACTTGACTACGATAGAGATTCAATCTACTTATGAGAATGTTAATAGAGCCTTGTCAAATAAAGGAGTACACATTCCATGGCCGCAGAAGTAGAAGCCTTATATATTGAAAGTCAGGAAATGCTAGACACACAAAGAAGCATGAACGGTAGAGGCAAAGCCTTCAGTATCGCTTTATTAAAAGCCAAGTATGGAAAGATGAAAAAGGAAGACATGGTACGGGCTACCAAAAGTATCAGAGCATTGGAGACAGGAGAACCTTGGGATGCGATTGAATTTAGAATTGGATGGGCAAGAAGCTGAAGAGATAATAACTTTATTAAAAGAATTAAAAGAGGTATTGGATGATGTCAGGGAAGATTTGTGCGTATATAAAATGCAACAGGATAGTGGACAGGGGGAGAGCGACAGCTAAGTTCTGTTCAGACAGATGTTCTAATAGGAACAAAGCATACAAAGCAAAAATGGAATACAAAGAGAGTGGTCGGTCTAGGTATCACCTAACCGATGATGATAAATATAGAGATTTAGTTCAGTTTAATAGAGAGTGGTTAAGCAGAAGATTATGAGGTTCTTATGCCTAAGTATGAAAGTCGTGCTACCAGAAATGCTCCAGACCCAGAACTATTACAGTATTGTGGAACTGAAAGAGAGCTTGAACTCCTATCCGCTTGGATAGAGTTTGGAACTTCCAAGGCGGCTGGGGATGAACTAGGAATTAATGACAATACCGTCAGGGCTGCGAAGCGTAGAGTAGAATCTCGTGCTGCTGAGAAGGGCTGGCAGAGGAGTCCAAAAGAAATACCCGATGGGTATAAGTTAAAGGGTAAGTCTACTCTCTTTGACGCAGACGGTAACACTAAAATTGAATGGGTAAAGACTGAAGCGGATAAGGAGAGACAAGAGGAGATAATGCGAGAGGTTTCTGAATCTCTCACTAAAGGCATAAAGCCTTGGCCCCTTGTTAAAGCTCCTAAGAAAACAAGTAAAGAATTATGCTCAGTCTACACAATTACTGACTATCATATCGGAGCCTATTCCTGGAGCGAGGAAACTGGTGAGGATTGGGATATTAGGATAGCTGAAGAGACTTTACACAAAGCCTTCACTGATATGATTGATGGTACTCCCGACTCTGAACAGGCCATATTCGTTCAGATGGGAGACTTCCTCCACTGGGACGGTTTAACGTCCGTCACACCCCTAAATAAGCACGTTCTTGACTCTGATGGACGCTACCCTAAGTTAGTACAGGTCGCCATAGAAGGCTGCGTCAGGGCCGTAGAAATGCTCCTTCATAAACACAAGCACGTTCATGTTGTTATATGTGAGGGGAACCACGATTTAACTGGTTCTGTCTGGTTACAGGCTGTTATGAATATGGCGTTTAAGAATAACAAAAGGGTAACAGTAGATAATAGTGTGTTCCCATACTACTCATTTACTTGGGGCAAAGTTTTCTTAGGTTGGCATCATGGTCATCTTACTAAGATAAAAGGATTGGCGGGTAAGTTCTTTTCCGAACCCAGATTCAGAAGCGATATGGCTAATACGGATTACATTTATTTATCTACTGGTCATCTTCATACGAAGGAATTATTTGAATCCTCAGGTGCGGTGATTGAAAGACACCCCACGTTAAATGCCAGAGATGCTTACGGTGCTAGGGGATTTGAACACTCTCAAAGAGGTGCGTTAGCAATCACTTACCACAAAGACAGAGGCGAGATTAGTAGGGTTACGGTAACACCATGAGACAGTTAGACGAATTGAATATCCTTGAGAATTGTGAGCAGTGTATCTATCACTCCAAAGATAAATACAATCCCAGTAGGACGTATTGTGGGAAGCTCGCAGAAACATACGGGAGGCCCGTAGAGATATGTGTGAACAAACACTTTCCAACCCCATGCCCTTTACCGAAGGTATAGCCAAGGTTAAGAATCCCTGTAGAGGTATATGTTCTACTTCTACCGTTGGCAGTATTTGGTGTGTAGGCTGTGGCAGATATTACAAGGACGTTATTAACTGGAATACTTACGACGAATCTCAGAAGATTCTAGCCATGAAGAAGGCTACGGAACACTTGGAAAAGAAACGTCTGGGAGAGGTTACTGATAATCAGGATTATTTATGAAGGCAACAGACAAACAGGTAGGTGGCAGTCATTATAAGGGAATGAAGATACAGCCTATAGAATACATACAGGCTAATGATTTAAGCTACTGTGAAGCTAACGTAGTTAAGTATGTATCAAGGTGGAAAAATAAGAACGGTGTTGAGGATTTACTAAAGGCAAAACATTACATAGAACTCTTGATAGAAAGCCAAGACGAGCCGTACTTAGACCACTTGAGGGATGTATGAACAACATCGTCAGAGAAGAAGAAAAGAAGGCAGAAGAAGATATAGCAAGAATGCTAGAAGAGAAATGTAACTGCGAGGTGTATCTTCAAAATAGATATTCCCAGTTTGACTTGATAGGAATAAAAGGAAGAGAACCTATATTCTTTGCAGAGGTGCGAACCAGAAGCGCAGAGAAGAATTACTACCCAGACTTTATGATAGCTCTGTCAAAGGTAATCGCAGCAGAACAGCTATCAAGCATAACAAATCTACCATGTATGCTAGTTGTTAGATGGAAAGATAAAACTGGCATATGTTTCTTAACAAGGATGAGCGAAGGGGAAATGCTCAGAGTTCCAATAGAAAACATATCAATGTCTAAAGATTGGAGCAAAACAAGGAAAGGGCAAACCTATAGAGAAGTCATGGCACACATACCCATAGTAGAGTTTAAGGATGTATGAAAAAGAAAACGCTTAGAGCTTTGATAGATGACGTAGCTAAGTTATTACAGAAGCACGTTAGGTTGAAGGCTGCGGTGGCTGCTAACAAAGATGGTTTTATAGAATGTGTCTCCTGTAATAAGTGGTTTCACTGGAAGGATATGCAGGGTGGACACTGGATTGAGAGAGGGAAGCAGGCTACAAAGATAATGGAGGAGAACATACATCCCCAGTGTAAAGGATGTAAC